CGGGGCGAATCCGGGTGGGTCGCCCGCCGCATCCGGGAGGGAACGCCGTGAACCGCCGATGAAATTCCCGCCGCGCATCGTCACTTCCTATGTCACCCGCCCGCCCGGCGTGCGATAATACGCCATGCCGGGCGCGCCGCCACTCAAGGGACTGCACTGCCCCGTCTGCCGGGGCGTCCGGCTGGCCGTCAGCCACACCCGCAACCCCGCCCCCGGCGTCCGCGTCCGCTACCAACAGTGCACCGCCTGCTCCACCCGCGTGAAGACGCGCGAGGTCGTCGTCGCGGTCACGTCCGCCCGCATCGTTAAGCCGCACTCATAGACGGTTCCGTGCCATTAGTGGCACGGGCATCGGCACTTCCTATCCCGGCACCTTGCGACACCCGCCCCCCGCGTACACGCTGAACGTGTCTCGCGAGGGCTGCGCTTCATGCCGGACCCGCTCATCACAGACCAGGACATCGCGGACGCCGCGCTGGGGCCTCAGTCGGCCACGGTGGACGGCGAGAGCGCCACCGCGCACCCGCTGAAAGACCTCCTCGAAGTCCGCAGGCAACTCGACCAGAACACCGCCGTCAGCCGCCGCGACCGGGGTTTGCGGTTCACCAAGCTCAGTCCGCCGGGGGCGTCCTGATGGCCTCGTGGCTGTCGCGCACGCTCGGGCGGCTCCTCGGCACCGCGAGGGCGGAGAAGCCCCGCCACGTCCGGGCACGCTACGACGCCGCGCGGACGAGCGACGAGAACTCCCGCCACTGGGCGAACGCGGACGGGCTTTCCGCCGCCGCGGCGAACGACGCGGGCGTCCGCCAGACGCTCCGCAACCGCAGCCGGTACGAGGCCGCGAACAACGGGTACGCGGCGGGCATCGCCCGCACCCGCGCCGACGACCTCGTGGGCACCGGGCCGACGCTCCAAGTCCCCGTTGACGACGAGCAACTCGCGCAGGCGGTCGAGCAGTCGTGGGCGGCGTGGGCCAAAGAGGTGCGGCTCGCCGAGAAGCTGCACACGATGGACCTCGCGCGGATGGTGGACGGCGAGGCGTTCGCGCTCCTCGTCGAAGACCCGTCCGTCCGTCACGCGGTCCGGATCAACCTGATGCCGGTCGAGGCCGACCACGTCTGCGACCCGGCGGGCTACTACGCGCGGGTGAACCCGGACGCGGACGGGTGGCTCGACGGGGTCCGCTACGACCGCTTCCAGAACCCGGTCGAGTACGCGGTCCTCCGGCACCACCCGGGCGACGACCCGCGCGGGTTCACGCGCGAGTACGACCGCTACCGCGCCGAGTACGTCTGCCACTGGTTCCGCCGCGACCGGCCGGGCCAACTCCGCGGCGTGCCGGAACTCACGCCGAGCCTGCCCCTGTTCGCCATTCAGCGGCGGTTCACGCTCGCCACGCTGTTGGCGGCGGAAACGGCCGCGAACTTCGCGCTGATGCTCGAAACGGACGCGCCGGCGTACACGGACGGCGACGACCCGCCGCCGACGCCGTTCGAGGCGCTCGAAATCGAGCGCAACATGATGACCACGTTGCCGGCCGGGACGAAGGCCAAGCAGTTGGCGGCGGAGCATCCGCAGACGACCTACCCGGAATTCAAGTGGGAGATTCTGGCCGAGTGCGCCCGCCCCGTGCGGATGCCGGTCAACGTCGCCGCGGGCGACACCAGCAAGGCCAATTTCTCGTCGGCGAAGATCGACCACCTGGGCTACCGGCACGGGCTGCGGGTGGACCGGGCGGCGTGCGAGGCGGCGGTGATCGACCGCGTGTACGCCCTGTGGCTCGACCTCGCGGTCCTGGCCGGCGCGGTGCCGCCGGACGCCGCCGGGCTGCCCCACAAGTGGTACTGGCCCGGCTGGGTCAGTTGGGACAAGTCGGAAGCCTTGCAGGACGCGCAGATGCTCGCCAGCGGCACGACGACGCGGGCGGAACTGCTCGCGGAGTGGGGCCTGGACTGGCGCGACGTGCTGCGGCAACTGGGCAAGGAGAAGGAACTCATGGACGAACTGGGCCTGTCGCCCGAGCCGGAGCAGCCGGAGCCGCCCGCGGGCGACCCGGTGGCGGCGCGGCTGCGGCTGAACGGGCACCTGAACGGCCACGGGGGGAAGAACTGATGCGGCTCGTGCTGAAGCCCCTGCACCCGTTCAAGCCCGGCCCGGTCCGGGCGGAGATCCTGGCCGACGGGTCGGTCGTGCTGTCCGACGACGCGCCCGCCGAGATCGACGCCCCTGACGACGTGAGGGCGAACATCCGGGCGGCCTACGAGAACGGGCTGCGGACCTGCGCCTCGGAAACCATCGAACTCCAGGCGGCGCGGTCGGAGGGCGGCAGGACGCTCCGCCCGTTCGCGATGACGGCGTACACGGGCGCGGCGATGCGGGTGGAGGGCTTCTACCGCCCGGTGGTGATCGACCTCGCGGGGCTGCGCGTGCCGTCGAAGGCGCTGCCCATCCTGCGCGGCCACGACCCCGAGCGGATCGTCGCCCACACCGACGACGTGCAGGTGACGGCGCAGCGGGTCCGCGTGACGGGGCTGATGTCGGGCGTCGGACCGGCGGCGCAGGAAGTCCTGCAACTTTCGGACAACGGCTTCCCCTGGCAGTCGAGCGTCGGCGCCTCGGTGGAGCGGATGGAGTACGTGGACGCGGGGGCGTCGGTGAAGGTGAACGGCCGCACGGTGGACGGCCCGGCGGTGGTGGCGCGGGCCAGCACGCTGCGTGAGATTTCCTTTGTCCCGCTGGGGGCCGACCCCGGCACCTCCGCGAAAGTGAGCGAGGGCGGATCATGACGTTCGAAGAGTGGCTTCAGGCGAAGGGCTTCGGCGGCGTGACGCTGACCGACGCGCAGACGGCCGCCCTGAAGGCGGCGTTCCAGGCGGAGCAGACCCCGCCGCCCGCGCACCCGCCGGGCGACGACCCGGGCCGGGCCGCGATCGAGGCGGCGCGCAAGCGCGAGGAGTGGGCGCGCGAGACGGGCACCATCATCGCCGCGGCGCTCGAATCCGGGCGGATGACCAGCGAGCGGGCCGAACTCATCGCCGCGAAGGCGAAGGCGGAGAACTGGGACCGGAACAAGCTCCAGTACGAGATCATCCTCGCGGGGATGCCGCAGAGCGCGCCGAGTCCGACCCGCCGGGACGCGGTCGGGGACGACGTGATCGAGGCGGCCGTCGCGGTGGCGGGCGGGCTGGAGAACATCGACAAGCACTACAAGCCGGAGGTGCTGGAGGCGGCGGGCCGGCAGTACCGCCACGGCCTGCACCTGTCGGACCTGCTCATGGTGTACGCCCGCCGCGGCGGGTACGCGGGCACGAGCGTCAAGGCGAACCTGGGCGCGGCGCTGCGGGCGGCGTTCGAGGTCGCGCCGAACATCCAGGCGGCCGGTTCGTGGGGTCCGTCCACGGGCGGCGGGCTGTCGGGCGTGCTGAGTAACGTCGCGAACAAGTTCCTCCGCGCGGGTTTCGAGTCGGTGGACCAGGGCTGGCGGCCGGTCGCGGCGACGCGGAGTGTGAGCGACTTCAAGGCCATCACGACCTACAGCCTCACCGGCGGCATGACCTACGAGAAGGTCGCGCCGGGCGGGGAGATCAAGCACGGGCAGGTCGGGGCCGAGACGTACACGAACCAGATCGACACCTACGGGCGGATGATCGGCCTGGACCGCCGGGACATCATCAACGACGACCTGGGCGCGCTGACGCAGGTCGGGCGGCGGCTCGGCCGCGGCGGGGCGCTGAAGATCAACGACGTGTTCTGGACGGCGTTCCTCAACAACACCTCGTTCTTCACCGCGGGCCGGAACAACCTCGTCACGACCAACGCCCTGTCGCTGGCCGGGCTGGACGCGGCGAACGCCAAGTTCCTGACGCAGACCGACCCGGACGGCGCGCCGCTCGGCGTCATGCCGAAGATCCTGCTCGTCCCGCCGGGGCTGTGGAGCACGGCCTCGACCCTCATGTCCTCGACCTCGCTCGTGAGCGGGGCGACCACCACGCCGGGCACGCCGTCGAACAACGTCTGGGCGGGCATGTTCCGGGTGGTGACCAGCCCCTACATGGCGAACGCGACCTACACGGGCTACTCGGCGACGACGTGGTACCTGCTGGCCGACCCGATGGACATGCCGACGGTCGAGGTCGCGTTCCTCAACGGCAACGAAACGCCGACGGTCGAAACGGCCGACGCGGACTTCGGAATGTTGGGGATCGCGCTAAGGGGCTACCACGACTTCGGCGTCTCGATGCAGGAGTACCGCGGCGGCGTGAAGAACACCGCGTGAGACGCGGCCGGGCTGTCACACACACTCACGGGGGCGGTTCATGGGGTCGGTCCGGGCGAGGCGGGTGGCGTTCTTGGGGATGCCGGCGGGCGGCGAGTTGACGCCGGGCGCGGCGCGCGGGTTCTACCGCGCGAGCGCCGGCACGCTCGACGTGCAAGGGCTGATCCAGTCGTCCAGCCTCCTCGCGACGAACATGAACGCCCTGTGGGTGTCGGCGCTCAACCGCGTCCGCGCGGGCGAGCGGATCGACTACTTCGCGATGATCCACAGCGACATCGAGCCGGAGGAGTTCTGGCTCGACAAACTCACCGAAGAGTTGGAGGCGGGCGACTTCGACGTGCTCGGGGTGGCGTCGCCGATCAAGGACCAGCGGGGCGTCACGTCGATCGCGGTCGGGCGGGACGACGGCGACAACTGGCGGCCGAAGTGCCGCCTGACGATGACGGAAATCCACCGCCTGCCCGAGACGTTCACGAGCGCGGACGTGGGCGGGCCGCTCCTGCTCAACACCGGGCTCTGGGTGTGCCGGTTCCGGGAGAGCTGGGCGAAGAAGGTGTGCTTCACGATCAACGACCGGCTCTGCTTCGACCCGAAGCGCGACCGCTACTTCGTGCAGGTGGAGCCGGAGGACTGGTACGTCTCGCGGTTGTTCCACGAACTCGGCCTGAAGGTCGGTTGTACGCGCAAGGTCGAACTCGGGCACCGCGGGCACATGAGCTTCGGCAACGTGAAGCCGTGGGGCGAGAACACGTTCGACCGCGAGTACGTCGAGAGTTCGACGCTGCCGGGCCGGGCGGCGGCGGACTGGTTCCCGCACGACGTGCCGGGCTGGCTGACGGAGGCGGAGGGGCGCGAACTCGCGCGGCTGGCCGAGGGCAAGGTGGTCCTGGAGGTCGGCTCGTACTGCGGCCGCTCGACGGTCTGCCTCGCGAAGACCGCCCGCAACGTGGCGGCGGTGGACACGTTCGACGGCCGCGGGACGGCCGTACCGGGCGACACGCTCGCGACGTTCAAGGCCGGCCTGGCGCGGCACGGGGTGACTGGCCGGGTGAACGCCCTCCGGGGCGCGTCCGAGTCCGTCCTGCCGACGCTGCCGCCCATCTTCGACCTCGCGTTCATCGACGGCAGCCACGACGCGGCGAGCGTGCGGCGGGACGCGGAACTCGCGGCGAAGTGCCTGCGTCCGGGCGGCCTCCTGGCGTTCCACGACTTCGACAAGCCGGACGACCCGGGCGTCGCGGTCGCGGTGGGCGAACTCCTGTCCGCCGGGGCGGAACTGGTCGGCCGGGTGGACTCGCTGGCGGTGGTCCGGCCCGCCGAAACCCTTCAACCTGTGGGAGTCTGAGCAATGGCCGAAGCAGTTTTCCGTCACGGCGACCCGGTCCACATGGACTACACCCCGTCGGCCGGCAACGTCGCCGCGGGCGAGGTGGTCCTCCTGGGCAACACGGCCGGCCTGACGTGCGGCATCGCCCACCTGGACATCACGAACAACGCGCTCGGCGCGCTCGCGGTCGGCGGCGGCATCTACGACGTGACCATGATCACGAACATCGCCGCGTACACGAAGGTGTACTGGGACGACACCAACAACAAGGTCACCTCGACCTCAACGAACAACGCCACCTTCGGCTACCTGCTGGAAGGCGGCACGGGCGCGAACACCGTCGTGGAGTGCCTGCACCAGCCCTACGCCTGAGCACCCGTTCGAGTCGTCGCCTTTCCCGTTCGGAGTGTGAGACATGGCCGAGGAAAAGAAGACCGAGAACCCGGTCCGCCTGCGGTTCCGGCGGTCCGCGTCGCTGGGCGGCAAGACCGTCCAGGCCGGCGCGGTCGAGTCGTTCGAGCAGTCCGACGAGGTGTGGGAGGCGGTCAACCGCGGCGACGCGGACCTCGACCCGCCGCCCGGCACGAAGGTCGGCGAGGGCGTCCAGCCGACCCCGCCGGAGTGGGTCAGCGGCGAGCCGCCCGAGGGCGAGGACGCCAAGCCGAAGAAGGGCGCGAAGCCGGTCAAGGCGGCCGCGGCCGACACGGCGAAGTTGACCGACGCGGACGGCGGCGACGCCGACGACCTGGACGGGATGACCGCGGCGGAGTTGCACGACGTGGCCCGCGACGAGGAGGTCGAGGGGCACAGCGGGCTGAACAAGGCGGACCTGCTCGCGGCCATCCGCAAGGGCCGCAAGTCCAAGAAGTGAGGGCCGACTCGTGGCGGAGAAGAAAGCCGAAGACGAGGCGAAGGCCGCCGAGAGGCCGGCGGCGCGGAGGGGCAAGCCCGACGCGCTGAGTGCGGCGGCGGCCGAGCGGGTGAAGGCCGCGGTCGCGCCGTTCCCGCCGGGGGCGGCCTTGACCTTCGCGTACC